TTCAAGTGTAGGATCTTCTGCTGTAACTAATAGAGGATTTTATTTTGGAACTAATTCAAACTATGCCTCAAATACAAAAACCCAAGTTGGATCAGGAGGAGGAGGCTATACACTAGCTAAAACTGGTTTAACAGCAGGTACAACTTATTATGTTACAGCATATGCTATAAATAGTCAAGGTGAAGCAAGAGGTTCAACAGTTAGTCAAGATACTACTGGAGGAACAGCTACTTCAGGTTCTGTAATGAGATATGGTTCTACAGATAGAATGTCTATTACTAATAGAATAATTTCTCCTAGTACCGAAGAACCCACTACAGGTATAAGATTAACAAGTACTTCCACTTTCACCTTAAATTTTTGGGTAAAAGCTGGGTGGACTTCTGCTTTAAGCTCACAAGGAAGACATCAATTTCTGTGGGGAGTATCTGCTAATGCACAAGACTCAACTTCAACCAATTATACTACTAACGTTTATAATAATAATTGGAGAATGTACTATGATGAAGCGCAGAATAGAGTTACTTTTAGCTTTTTAGGAAAAACATCAACAGGTGCAAATGCATATACCGATAATTTTTGGTGGCTTCATAAAACAGGAACAGGCAACGCAGCGGTTCAAACTGGATTAGGTTCTACTTATTGGTCAAATACTAACAGAGGTGATGTAAACGATAATGATTTTTGTATGATAACTGTTACATATAATGGTAGTATGTCTCAATCAAATTTAAAAATGTATTGGAATGGAAGTGACATAGGAACAGCTTACTACGCTAGTGGTCGAGTTTCTGGAACCCCTCTTATAGATACCACCCAAGTTAGACTTCAAGCATTATTAGGAACACCATATGGTCCGAATGGTACATTAACTGGAACAGGTGATCAAACTGCTGGTTATTTTGGAGGTAATGGAAACACATACATAGATCAATATAGTTTATGGGATAGTGCATTATCCTCAACGGCGGTATCAAATTTATATAATGAAGGTGCAGGAGGTTCAATATCAACAACAGAACAACCTGAAGGGTTAATAGTATATTATAATATGAACTCAAATTACCAAACCTCATCTCCTAAATCTTTTTCACCTGTATGGCCTACTTCAAATGGAGAATTTTATATAAGTGGTTCTTCGGATTTTGGTTCTGGTACTAATACTGTAGATGGATAAAATTAAAATACTATGAAATATTATTATATGATATCAATGGGTGAATTTTGGAAATTAGACCCATCTTTAATAAGTATAATTGCCCAAAGGTGGACAAAAGATTCTATATTAATTGAAATATCAAAAGAACTTTCTATTTATGATGAGCAATTTGATAATATAGATGAAATGTGTAATTTTACAATCCCAAATGGATTTTGGGAATTACTTAATGAAGGAACACCTTTTGAACCTTACATCCCAGAAATAGATGATCCCATTTTACGAGGAGAAGTTGGCCCCCAATAATATTTTTATTATATTAATGTTATATTTAAAAGGTTTATGGATCAATATACAATATTCCACATTGAGGGGGGATTAGGAAAACACATAACATCAACAGCAGTCGCTCGTTGTATAAAAAACAATCATCCTGACAGAAAATTAATAGTAGTTTGTGCTTACCCTGAAATATACCTAAATCTAAGGTTTGTAGATAGGGTATATAGAATAGGAACCACCCCATATTTTTATGACGATTATATTAAGGGTAAAGACACTCTTATATTTAAACAAGAACCTTATTTCACCACAGACCACATTGTAAAAAGAAAACCATTAATTCAAAATTGGTGTAATTTATACAACTTAGAATATAATAATGAAATGCCTGAGTTGTTATTTAATGTTAGACAAAAACAAATAGGTTTTAATAGATGGCAACGAGAAAAACCTATAATGCTTATTCAATCCAATGGGGGTCCTTTAGGAGATGCACAAACTACCCCTTACTCTTGGACAAGAGATCTACCATACCAAAATACCTTAGACATAGTTAACCATTTTAAAGAAATTTATCATATCATTCAAATATGTAGGGACGATAGTAATATTATCCCTGGTATAGAATCAATAAATAAACCATTACTTAACATGGAATTATTTAGTTTGCTATTAGTTAGTCAAAAACGTTTATTTATAGATTCTTGCATGCAACATGCGGCATATGCTTTAAATTTACCTTCTATTGTATGTTGGATAGGCACCTCACCTTCAATCTTTGGGTATGATTTACATGAAAATATACAAGCAAACATACCTGAAGGAGCAAAACTACCCGATAGTTATCTATTTGATTTTGGGTTTCAGGGTTCAGTGTATGAATGTCCTTTTATAGATGAGGAAATATTTGACTCAAATCAATTAATTAATACTTTAAAGTTATCATAATGGAAAAACTATTTTTTCAATCATCATTACCACGCTCAGGATCAACACTATTACAAAATATAATGGGTCAAAATCCAGATTTTTATACTACACCAACATCGGGAATAATAGAATTATTATACGCTGCAAAAGAAAGATATACTAATGCTTCTGAATTCAAAACCCAGGATAAAAAAGCAATGGAACAAGCCTTTTTATCTTTTTGTGGTGGTGGGATACATAATTACTTTGAATCTTTAACAGATAAAAAATATGTTATAGATAAAAGTAGAGGATGGTTAGGCTTTCAAGGTTTTTTAAATTCTATCCACCCTAACCCAAAAATTATTTGTATGGTTAGAGACCCTAGAGCTATATTTACTTCTTTTGAAAAAAAGTTTAGAGCAAATCCTCTTTCACAAGTACATACTGCAACTATAAATAAAGGGTACAACACAACAGAAAAAAGAATAGATCATTGGATTCAAGATCCTCCTATAGGACTTACACTTGAAAGGTTATATCAAGCTTTAAAAGAAAACTATACTTCAAAAATGCTTATTCTTAGGTTTGAAGATTTAACATTCAACCCTCAAAAAGAAATTGAAAAAGTATACAATTATCTAGAATTACCACAATTCAAACATGATTTTAATAATGTAGAACAAGTTACCCATGAAGATGATACCTTCCATGGTATATATGGTGACCACCAAATAAGGCAACAAGTAAAACCAGTTAAAAGTGATTATAACCAAATTCTAGGAGTTGACGCTGCAAATTGGGTCAAAAATAGATATCAATGGTTTTACGATACTTTTAATTATAGTTAATTTTTAAACAAACAATTAATATTTATAAACATGGCAGAAAAAACCAAAAATCCAGTTTTAACAAAAGAAGAAATAGAAAATTTAAATTCGTTACAACAACAACAAAATAATTTAATTTATAATTTAGGTCAAACTGAATATCAATTAAAAGTTTTTGAGGACAGAAAAAAAAATATTTACCAAAACTTACAAAACTTAGAAGGTAAACAAACCGAATCAGCTCAAGAAATAGAAAACAAATACGGACAGGGATCAGTAAATCTAGAGAACGGCGAATTTATTAAAGACTAATCGCATTTTTAAAGACTTCTGTCGTATTTATAAACAAAATAAACATATTATAAAATGGCAGAAGTACTTTTATCCCCCGGCGTATTAGCAAGAGAAAATGATCAATCTTTTCTCACATCTCAACCAGTACAAGCTGGAGCAGCAATATTAGGTCCAACTGTAAAAGGACCAGTTGGTATACCAACTATAGTTACTACATACTCAGATTACCAAAACGTATTTGGTGCTAAAATAGTAAGTGGTAGTTCAGAATACACTTATTTAACTTCTATAGCAGCTTATAACTACTTCCAACAAGGAGGAGATTCATTATTAGTAACTAGAATAGTTAGTGGTTCTTATACTGAAGCTACTAGTTCTAAGATTCTTAATGAAGAAAATATTTCATCATTTACTTTAGAAACTTTATCTGAAGGAGCTAATCAAAATAGTAGTTCTTCATTAGGTACACAAGGACAACTATCAGCAGGAACTGCTGATAACATTAGATGGGAAATTGCATCTCCAAATACAGCATCAGGAACATTCGCATTACTTATTAGACAAGGTAATGACATTACAAATAACAAAACAATATTAGAAACTTGGGCAAATTTATCTTTAGATCCAAATTCAACTAATTACATTGAAAAAGTAATAGGTAACGCTAAACAATCAGTTGATACTGATGGAACTGAATCTTACATAAAATATTCAGGAGAATATGCTAATACTTCAAGATATGTAAGAGTAAAATCCGTATCTACACCAACTTTAAATTATGTAGACAATGCAGGTTTTGCAAAATCTGAATTTACTTCTTCAATACCATTAGCATCAGAAGGAGCTTTTGGTGCAGCTATAGGTAAAGCATTTGGTTCAGGAGCACCTGCTAATTTTTATGGAGATATTAACGATACTAATACTCAAGGAGTAAAAGGTAGTGATTATGTAAATTCAATTAATTTATTAGCTAATCAAGATTTATTCCAATATAACTTAATAGTAGCCCCAGGTTTAACAAAAGATATGAGTGTAAGTGGAGGAGCATCATCCTTAACTACATTAATAGATAATGCTCAAACAAGGGGAGATAATTTAGCTATTATAGATTTAAAAAATTACGGCTCAGGAATTAACACAGTAACAGCAGCAGCGGATGCAATAGATTCTTCATATGCAACAGCATATTGGCCATGGTTACAAACAATTGATCCAGATTTAGGATCTAGAGTTTGGGTACCAGCTTCAACAATGATGCCAGGTGTATTTGCCTTTAACGATAAAGCAGGAGAAACATGGTTTGCACCTGCAGGTTTAAGTAGAGGTGGATTAACAACTGTTATTAGAGCAGAAAGAGCTTTAACAAATGGTAATAGAAATACTTTATACGAAAATAACGTTAACCCAATAGCTACATTCCCTAACACAGGAGTAGTAGTATTTGGACAGAAAACACTACAGAAAAGACCAAGTGCTTTAGATAGAGTAAATGTTAGAAGATTATTAATTTCTCTTAAGAATTTCATTTCACAAATAGCAGATAATTTAGTATTTGAACAAAATACAATAGCTACAAGAAACAATTTCTTAAGTCAAGTAAACCCATATCTAGCAAGTGTACAACAAAGACAAGGATTATATGCTTTTAAAGTAGTAATGGATGATAGTAATAATACACCAGATGTCATAGACAGAAATCAATTAGTAGGACAAATTTATATTCAACCAACTAAAACAGCTGAATTTATTTACCTAGATTTTAATGTATTACCAACTGGAGCTACTTTCCCAGCATAAAAATTAAAGAATTAGATATTTATAACAAGAAATAAATTAGAACAACATGCCAGTAATAGATCCAAACGAAATATTTTTTACCGCTTTTGAACCAAAGCAAGCCAATAGGTTTATCCTTTATATGGACGGTATACCAAGCTTCATTATTAAAGGAGTTAGTGCAGTATCACTAACACAAGGTGAAGTAACATTAAACCACATTAACATCCTTAGAAAAGTAAAAGGTAAATCAGTATGGAATGATGTTACAATGACATTATTTGACCCAATAACTCCATCAGGAGCTCAAGCAGTAATGGAATGGGTAAGATTAGGACATGAATCTGTAACTGGTAGAGATGGTTATTCCGATTTCTATAAGAAAGATTTAACAATCAATGTATTAGGACCAGTAGGTGATATTGTTTCAGAATGGATATTAAAAGGTGCATTCATTAAAGAATCTACATTTGGAGATTACAACTGGGATACTGAAAACGAAGCAAAACAAATAGAATTAACTCTAGCAATCGATTACGCAGTATTAAATTTCTAAAAATAATTAAATATTTTATTAAGGGGAGCTTGGTTTTCAAGCTCCCTTTTTGTATCTATATTTATACACATGGAATATAAATCAACAGAAGAACAAAGAGCAAAAGATAAAGAATATTATCAAAAAAATAAAGCTAAAAAAGCAGAATACTCTAAAGAGTATAGAGCAACTAGACAAGAAAAGAATAAATCATACCAAAAGGAATATTATCAAAAAAATAAAAAAAGAATCAATGAGTATAAAAAAAATTTCTTTAAAAACAATCCTAAGAAGAAAATGACTCAAAAACAAAGAATACAAATATCTAAGGAAATAAAAAAAGGAATAAACTTTATGATATCTACTATTAAACACTTAGATTGCACCTTTAGTCAATACTCAGTATATTTAGAAAGTAAATTTGATGAAAATATGAGTTGGGAAAATTATGGGGAGTATTGGGAAATTGACCATATTATTCCTTTAAATAAAGGAGGGTCATTTCATTACACTAACACACAACCCTTAAGTGTAGAAGAAAACAGAAAAAAAGGAGATAGTTTGGTTTAGTCAAGCTTCTTTTTTATATTGGTATTTATAATAAATTAAGTTATAACAAATAAAAGATTATGAGCGAATTTAAGTTTCCATCTGAAGAAGTTGAACTTCCATCAAAAGGTTTAGTATACCCTAAAGAAAATCCATTATCAAGTGGTAAAATAGAAATAAAATATATGACCGCTAAGGAAGAAGATATTTTAACAAACCAAGTATTCATCCAAAAAGGCAATGTTTTAGATAAATTAATAGAATCTTTAATAGTAAATAAAGATATTAATTATAAAGATTTAATTCTTGGAGACAAAAACTCAGTTTTAATAGCAGCTCGTATTTTAGGATATGGTCAAAATTATAAATTTGAATATAAAGGAGAAGAGCATGTTGTAGATTTATCTGAAGTTAAAAACAAAGAAATAGATGAATCTCTACTCCCTCAAGGAAAAAATGAGTTCAGTTTTAAATTACCTCATAGTGGTAATGATGTTACTTATAAAATTTTAAATGGTCACGATGAATCTAAAATAGAGGCTGAATTAAGAGGTATTAAAAAAATTAATAAAAATGCTTCACCTGAATTATCTACAAGATTAAAATATCTAATTACATCAGTAAACGGAGAAACAGAAAATAAGAAAGTAAGAGAATTTGTTGATAATTTCTTATTAGCAAGAGATTCAAGATCATTAAGAGAACACATTAAAGACACACAACCAGATGTAGATTTATCATTTGACTTGGACGGTGAGGGGGAGGTCACAATCCCAATAGGGATTAACTTTTTTTGGCCTGACGCTTGAAATAGCCCCACAAGTTAGATTAAATCTATTTAAACAAATCCATGACATTGTATTCCATGGTAAAGGTGGATACGATTGGTTAGCAGTATACAGCATGCCTATATGGTTAAGGAAATACACCTTTAAAGAAATATCAGATTTTTATGATAATGAAAAAAAGGAATATGAAAAATCCCAAGGTAAGGGTTCTTCCACTGTAGTAGATTCTGATGGTAAAGTTAATACTTCTAACATGCCCCAATTTTCTAAGGGATCTAAGCCTAGAACATCATATAAGTAATTCTATTTTTTAGTATTTATAATAAACATCCTTAAATGGCTCTAGAAGACGATATTAAAAAAGTACAACAACTTAATGCTGAAATTAAACAGCTTTATAGAGATCTAAATAGGGCAGATAGACCTCCCATATTTGAACCTACCCAAATTCAATCAGCCCAAGATATAATTAAAGGTTTAAAAACCCAACTTAATGAAATTAATGTTGAATTAGGATACATAGCTAGCTCATTTAGAGATTCAGTAGCTGAAATGTCTAAACAAAACTCAGAATTAGGTAAAACAAAATCATCGTTAAAATCAATTTCTTCAATTGCTACCGAAATAGTTTATGAAAATAGAAAAGGAACTTTAATTGAAGATAAAACTTTAGATAAACTACAAAAAAGAGCTAAACTTCAATTTGAAAGTTTAAAAATATCTATTCTTAGTGGGAGGTTAAAAGGAGATGATTTAAAAGCAGCACAGGATGCAGTAGATCAAGAAAAATTGTTTTTTAATCAACTTCAAAACATAAGAAATGAACAAAAACAAATTAAAGCCGATAGTGGTGTTAAACTATTCACGGGCTTAGAAGATATTACTAGCGCAATCCCGGGTCTTAGAAAACTTACGGGGGCATTTAAAGAAACCTCAGAAGCAGCTCAAAAACAAGGAAAATTTAATTTACAAAATTTTGGAGACGTAAAAGGGAAGTTTAATAAAAAAGAAAGAAATGAGGATTTAAGTACATTACAGGGGGGATTAGAAAAAGATACTTTAGGTAAGGGTATAAATAAAGAACTAATCGAAAGGTTAGGATTATCTGATAAATTAGTAGGAATAGATAAAAAGAGCAATAAAGTAAAACTAGAAGGGGCTGCAGCCGCTAATAAGTTAAAAACTTTAATGAAAGGTGGATTTGATATTACCAAAGATTTAAAACCTTTATCAAAACTTCCGGGATATATAACTCCTCTTAAAGCAGGACTTAAAGCTTTAGGTCCTATAATAGCAACAGCATTAGGTCCTTTAGCATTATTTGCTATGTTAGTTCAAACTTTACTTGAAGCTGATAAAGCAACAGCAGATTTAGCTAAAAGTATGAACATGACTTACCAAGAAGCAAATGCTTTAAGAAGTGAATTTACTAATATAGCTAATGCTTCAAATGATATTTTTGTTACCACTAAGGGAATACAAGAATCATTTTCTTTTATTAATAGTCAATTAGGTTCTAATGTTAGATTAAGTGGTGAATTATTAACCCAATTTACTAAATTAAGAGAAGCATCAGGTTTAACTAATGAGGAACTATATGGTGCAACCCAACTCCAACTTACCTCGGGTAAAACTTTAAACCAAATAACAGGCGAAATATTAGCACAGGCTAAAATCACATCAGCTAGTAATGGGGTTGCATTAAATTCTAAAGAAATTCTTAAAGAAATTAAAGATGTATCAGCTGCTACTACTTTATCATTAGGTAAAAACCCGGGAGCTATAGCTGAAGCTGTTACTCAAGCTAAAGCTTTAGGTATGACTTTAGCCCAAGTAGAAAAAATTTCTGAAAGTTTATTAAATTTTGAATCATCCATTACAAGTGAATTAAAAGCCGAATTATTATTAGGTAAAGATATTAATTTAGAAAGAGCCAGATTACTGGCTTTAAACAATGATGTAGCCGGGGTTGCTAAGGAAATTTCATCTCAAATAGGAAACTCAGCTGATTTTGCTAGAATGAATGTTCTACAACAAAAAGCATTAGCTGAAGCTGTAGGAATGAGTAGAGAAGAATTAGCAAAAACTTTATTTGTTCAAGAAAATTTAGGTGCTGCTACAGGAGACGAAGCTATAAAAAGAAAAAAAATATTACAAGATTTAGAAAGCGAATTTGGAATTGAAGGTGCTAAATTAAAGCTTCAAGAAGAAAGTATTGAAAATTTAGAAAATCAAGCGGGTATTCAAGAAAAATTTAATAAAGCTGTAGAAAAGTTAAAAGAAGTATTTGTAAGTATGGCTCCTGCTATATTAACTATTGCGGATATGTTAACTGTAGTTTTAGATGTTGTAAGTGCTATTTTAATCCCTTTTACTTTAATAAATGAATTGTTTACTTATATAGGAAGTAGTATTAAAGGACTTCTACCAGACTTAGGTATAATGGGAACTATAATAAAAGGTATTGCAGCTGGGGTTATTGTATATGCTGCTTATGCAGCTGCTGGAGCAGTTTCTACTGCTTTAGGAGCTACTGTAATTGGTGGGATTGCTGCACCTGTTGTTGCTGCATTAACTGCTGCTACAATCTTAACAGCAGGTTTTTCAGCTTTAAATGCAGCTACTGCTGATGATATGATGAGTGGTGCCCCAGGCTATGGTAAACGAGCTTTATATGATGAAGGAGAATTAACTTTACTCAATAATAAAGATACTGTTATAGCAGGAACAGATTTATTTAAACCTGCTTTA